AACAGAAATGTTCTACGTTTCCCAGTCACGATCGGAAGCAGCATCTTGATCAGCAATACCGATTGCAACAGCAGTCACCCCAGCATCAGTTTTCAACTTCTTGATGTATGACATTTTGTCACCATCGGAAGTTTTACTAATGTCGAGACAAACAAGATCACCATCAGTGATTGCCTCAGAAGCGTAGAACATTTCTGTTTCTTGTCTGTTTGAGACTTTGATTGAATCTTCTCCAACACCGCTTTCATCGGCGCCGAAGAGTTTTTGAATTAGAGTAGATGTAGCCATGATTATGCCTCCCCGTTAACGAATAGACCTTGTGAAGCAAGGTGTGAGAAGTAAATCTGCATACGGGTATAGATGTTAGCTGAACGTGAAGCATAACCACTTACGTGTTCAAAGTCATCCATCTCAAACTGAGCAGAAGAATCAAAAGCAAGCTTGATGTAGTCTGTGTTCAAGAAGTAAGCAGAGTTGATTGAATCACCAGCTGGAGGTGTACCGTCACCGTTCTGTACAGCCGCGCCCATGAAAGGATCTACGTGAAGTGCAGCACCGTGGAACATCAAGGACAATCGACCAGCATCGAGTTGTGCGTCATCAATGTATCGTTCGTTGGCTTGGATCAATGCTTTGTAAGCACCAAAGAAACCTTGTGAACAGATGATGAGGTCTGGTCCTTTACCATTTGGTGAGTTGATTTGACAAGAGATGTAAAGATCGGTCATGTCAGCAAGTGCCAATGTACCACTACCAGATTGATACTGATTGTTCAATCTTTCGAATGTACTTTTAGAAAGTCCACCAACAGTGTTTGTCTGTGCACCTACAGCACCATCTTCCAAGAAACCAGTTGTTGAACCACCAGAGTTCGCACCATTGTTTCCATTCAGTGTCAAAAGATTCGTAAGAATCGTAGAGGAGTTAGATACAAGTTGCTTTTCTACTTCTCGTTGCAATGCGCCCATAACAGACTTCATTCTTGCTTCAAGGATAGAAACGATTGCTCTTTCGCCTTTGTTTGATAGTTCTTCACTTCGTGTCAATACGATTGGAGCAACAAAGTCACACCAGTTGAAAGAAGCATTACGCAAAGAATCTTTTACCGCCAAGTTGACGGGTTCGTACCCAGAATCCAACTGAGTAATTGAGGAGTGTTCCTCAAGGATAAGTGGAACGTCCAATTTTTGTCCACCATCGTAAGTCTCGATACCACCCTTTTCACGCATTGTCTTGAGAAGAGGAGTTGCTTGGAACAACTGATCTACTTCTTCGTCAAGAAGAATACGGAGGGTCGAACTGAGAACATCATTAGAAATAGCCATTACTATTCTCCGTTTGTAAAGTTAATGTAATTATTGTATCGCATAAGTTGTCGGTTGTCCTTTCGGGTCCAAGTACTTGTCTCTCGTTGCGAGAAAGGGTGAGAGGGTACATTATTTGTTTTGGTATTTTCCATGTTAGCCATTCTTACGTGCTTGAAGCCATTTGTAGATCTCATAACCTTTCAGTCCTTTCGGAGGCTTTTCAGATCCTCGAGTGCCGGTCTGTATCTTTAGTCCAGCCTCTCTCATCTTTTCTTTACGAATCTTGTTCTCTTCTTCAAGTGTTGTCATTCGTTCAGACATCTTCTTGCCTTTCACAATATAGTATGCATCTTGAAGAGAGAGTGCTTCGTTGTCGTTTAGCATCGTAGCAATCTCATCTTTGTAATCCATCATATCTGGATTCGCTTGTTTGAACTGTTCCAACTTAGATCGTCTATTTTGGAGTTCTTGTTCCATCCGAATGGGTTTCATCATTTCTTGCAATCGTTTGGCAACCTCTTGCTCGATTCTCTTTTCGAATGATACGTTATCGTAAGGATCTAGTTCAACCGTGTCTGCATTGGCAATCTCGTCAACTTGTTTGTTGAACTCTGAGTTCATCAATGAAGCACGTAATGCTTCTACTTCTTTACGCTGATTGGATAACTCTTGTGTCTTTCTAGTATAGTCAGCACGTAAGTTTGCCATCAGTTTTTGTGCATCTTCCGGTAGAGATGATATGACTGCGTTGTAGTCGATACCCTTATGTCCACCTTGATCAGCCATTGCCACTTCTGCTAGCTGTTCGATGGTCATCTCTTCTGGTGTTGGTGGTGTAGGACCAGACTTGGCTTTATCTAAAGCTTCACCTACTCTATCACGACCAGCAAAGGCTTTCTTCTTTACAGAAGATACAGCCTCTTCAATGTTCAGTTCAATGTTTGGTGTCTCAACAGTCGCGGTCGCTACTTCTTCTGCTGCGCTAGTGACGTTGTTATTGTTGTCTTCACTCATCTATGTTTGCTCCTATGCCATTCTTGACATAAATAGATCAACCTCTGCTTCCGCATCGGCTGAAGGTTGTTTAATCGCTCCTTTGGTGGCTTCGGTTGCCATCATTGGAACATCTGACTCCTTTTGAAACTCACCCGTACCGAGTGGCTTGTTTAGGAAAGCTTTGAAAGCTTTGTCTGAAGCCATTGCGTCTAACTTGCCAGAAAGCACCTTCAAGTCTTCGTTATCGCTTATTTCTTCTAGACTAAATTCGTATTCATCCATTCCAGAGGACATTACAGCTGAATCAACCATCTGTAAGTTCTTTATGAACTCTGGAGGAAAGGGATCTGGTACTGCGTCAAACTTAGGATACATCGGTGCTTGGAATAACTTATTCACTCGGTTCAACGAATCAACAACTTTGTTCACACGATCTAAACTAAAGTCACCACTGATTTGTGGCATCGCACTTTCTTCCACCATATCAGCTCTATCTGCTAGTTCCATCAATCGCTCTGGCTCGATGGCCATAGCTTCCATTTCGACTTCTCTCATTTCTTCACCAGGCATTATTCATCTCCCATTGGTATTGATTGTAAATTATTTGGTCCTATTGGTAAACTCATTTGGGTGAGGGAGGATGCATCGTCCGGTACGCCTTCTGCAGCTTGATCGGCTTTTGATTGTGCCATCTTCTGCATTGCTTGTTCAGCTTCCTCGTAGAATGCGTCTGGAAGACCAAGTGCTCTAACCAGTTCCTTTAACAACGTTGGTGTTGGTACTCCTAACTGTTGTAAGAGTGGGATGGACTGGATATACTCCCTCTTTCGTACTGCTTCACTAATGGGTGTCATTGCTTGGTCTTGTGCATAGCACACCCAATTTTCTGCCAAGTCATCTGGTTTCACGACCACGGGATTTCCATCGACTTGTATGATGTTTCTATCGCCAGTTTGTTCTAAGTACAATCTGAGGATGTTCACGTATGTGATTGCAATCTGTTCTATCATTTGGTCTCGTTCACGTGCAAGACGACCAATCTCATTAGAAGAATACGATGCCAACGCTGCGATCTCTGTAGCAGATGACCTTGTTGCTTCTCCTCGTGTGAAAGGTGCAAGGATGTTGCCCTTATCTTTGTCTTGTTGCACTTGACGATAGTAGTATTCTAGTTCTGGTGGTGTTTGGTTTTGTGGTACAGGGACAACTACGTTGTTGATGTTCTCATCGTCCACCTCGATAAAGAGACCATCGATACCACTTGCAACTTGTGCCATTTGTTCATCATCTAACGATCCTTTTCTTACAAGGTATTGTCTAGATGCTTTTCTTACGCCATTTGCTTGGAATGTACGTATGAGGTTCGTTTCGTATATCTGGTCGTATACTCTTTTCATTGCACTGTATCCATCGAGGGGATTATCTGGAATACGATTAAAGTACAATGGTACGATTGGAATAACCTTCTCACCCGATACTGTTTCGAATGGTATCTCACTACGATCAAGAAACTTCTCTCCACCCTTCCAATCTGGTGTCCAGAAGTACAGCATACCTTCGATAAGATCGTAAAACTCTACAACCTCAATGTACTGAAACACCTCAGTATCAATGTTAGGATCGTCGTCATTACGATAAGACTTATCAAAGTATTCACGTTTTCGTTGTGGTGAGAAGTCTTTGTTGCCAAACAAGTTCTTTGCATCTGGAAGAGGCAAGAAGTATTTGTGTCCTACGAATCTACAATCTTCCCATCGTCTTGCTTGTCTATCTACAAGAACTTCCCAAGGAGGTAGAGCAAACATGTCCACACGTCTATAAGGATCTTCACTCTCTCTTGGCATCAACTTTGCGAATGCCATGGGATAGATAAGTGCCATCCTTGCTGCATTCTCTATTGTGCTTCTTTGTCGTAAAAGAAAGTCATTTGCCAAGTGTTCAGTGATGATCTTGTTGCCTCTTGCACGTAGTCCATCTTTGAATATGACACCAGGGTTGCGTGAGAATAGGGATGCCATGAACGATTCAATGTATCCATACGCATCAGCTGTTTGGATTGTTATGCCCCAATCGCCCATTCCATAGGTCTCACTCTTATCCCAAAAGTCAGTTTCGTAAGCTTGTTTGTATGCATAGAGGTCTTTTCTATGATCTGTCCAGTAGTTGTCATGGACATCGCAAACCATCTTTAGTTTTTGTGGATTCATTCTTACCACTCCTTACGCTTGAATGGGATAGGACCCATTGCTCTGATTCGTCTTGCACGGGCTTTGGACTTAAACTTTTCAATCATTGATTGTCTAGTTTGTGTGAATGTTGGCGTCGGTTCTAAGTATGCGTACCATTGAGCAAGACAGAATGCCATAAGAACATCGTCATGTCCACCCTTACCATGTCCCGGTATTCCTTTATCACTCGTTTGGCAATTTCTCATTTCGCTCCATAAGGGTTGTGGGAAAGCATCGATCATCTCGTTGCAAAGAAGACTTCGTACATGATCAAATATCTTCAATTTATTTTCCCCTCTTGTGTACCAATCCTTGCCGGTTTTGCCCTTGTATAAGTTTCTCACACGCCATTCCTTTAGTCTGTATAGGACAGTATGTCCCGGTCCATCTGCCTCTACGATTGTCTTTGGTTCCTCGTATTCGTGATATAGATCCCATACTCCTT